CTAACGGAAAAACTGGTTTAATAGTATTTGATATTGATGATACATTACTCCATGCAGATTCTAAAATAATGGGTATAATAATTCAAAAATTTACTAAAGAAGGTAAATGGGAAAACGTTGATAGAGAAAATACAAATCAGTTTGCTAAATCAAAATACAAAGATGAAAGAGGTAAGGCAAAAGAAGGATATAGATTTGATTTCTCAGAATTTAGAGATCCAGAAAAAATTAAGCAATCTTTCTTTAAAACAGAAAAAGATGGAAAGCAAATAAGTAATGGAGCTGAACCAATAGTAGCTCAATTGAGAATGATGGATTCTAATCTTAGAGCTGGTTATGATGTAGCTTTTCTTACAGCTAGAGGAGCTGAGCAAGCAGTTTTTCAAAATCTTATGAAATGGCTTAAATATAGAAATACAAAAGGAGAGTTAGTTGATTTAAGAAAAGAAAAAGTAAATCTTGCAAATTCTAGAGCTGTAAATGATGAGAAATACTCTAAAGAATATGCAAATATGACTGATGGAGAAAAGAAAGCATCTTTCTTAAAAGACAAATGCTCTAAATATTCTATAGTAAAATTTGTAGATGATGATAAGAAAAATCTTGCAGCAATGAGAGCTTTGAAAATACCTAATTTAAAAGTAATAGAAGCACAAGGCATGGAACATAATACTAGAATTGCTAATAAAGAACAATTCAAAAAATAAAATTAACTTTTTTCAGCAACTTGTAAGTTAATAATATAACTTAAAAAGTATGCTGAAAAAACGCTAAATATTGAATTTAGTGTAGTTTGTAAGATAATAATAAAGAATATAATTTTATTTATTTAACGGAGGTTTATTAATGGCCGATACAGCAAAACTTAATTTGCTTAATGAAGAGCTAGATGAAGCTTCACAAAAATATATCCAGGAATCTTTAGAGGCTTGGAAAGAAACTGTGACTAATCAGCTTGTAGAGCAAATGAAGCAGGAAGAACAGGCAAAAATCGAAGAACTCGAAGAAGAAAACTTAGCTTATAGAGAACAGCTTAGAGAAGAGTTCACAGAAAAAATGTTAGATGGTCTCAATGAACTCAAAGAAAGTATCCGTGCAGAAGTTACAGCTGAGGTTATTAAAAACAACCCAGAATTAAAGATTTTTGAACAAGTAAAGGAAATTGTTGCTCCTCTCGTTTCAGAAAACTATCGTGACAATGCTTACGAAGATACTATCACAAAACTTTCAGAAGAAGTAGAGACATTGAGAAGAGAGCAAGAACTTCATGAAGGAAGTAAAACTTTAGCTTCATTATTAGCACCTTATTCAGAAAAGACTCAGAAGTTGATTCTTTCTTTGATTAAAGAAGGTAGTCCAGATGAAGTAACTGAGCAATTCTATAACATCTATGAATCATTAGCTTCTGTTTTTGAAGCTGAGGGATCTTCAGATGATGATACATCAAGCGATGATACAGGTTCTTCTGATGATGGTTCATCAAGCGATGATACAGGATCTTCAGACGACATAGGTTCAAGTGATGATACAGGATCTTCAGATGACACAGCTGGTGGTACACAAGCTGAAGGAACTGAGGACGATTCATTCATTACAGAAGGTGTTACAGGTTTAGATCAGCCAAAAGCTGAAAATAAATATAGTTTAAAAAATATTCTTAAATCATACGCAAACATTTAATCGGAGGTATTTGATAAAATGAATAAAATAGTTGATAAGGCAAAATATGAAAAAGAACTTGCCGACAGATGGAACTGGATTGCAGAGGATATCTCTGATGCTGATAGCCGTCTTAATACAATGTTGGTTCTTGAGAACTCTTATAAAAAGATGGTTTCTGAAGGAACTGTTCCAGCACACTGGTTGGAAAACGTTCTTCTTTCAGAAGACAATGAAGATGGAACACTTACAGAAGCTCCACAGATGTCAGGTGCTGTAGGTGACTACGTTATCCCAAAGGTAATGTTCCCAGTTATCAGACGTGTTATGCCTGAACTTATTGCTAATAAGCTTGTTTCAGTTCAGCCATTGCAGCAACCAACAGGTGTTATCTACTATATCACATATAGATATTCAGATAGCAAGTCAAACGTAGAAAGAAATGATGAATTCTCTGGTAACCCATATCAGACAAATCCAGCATATTCTACATACTATACATCTGAAAAACTCGGCCCAATCGTTATTGGTAAGGATTCAGATGAAGCAGAAGCAAAGAAAGTAACAAAGAATGCAATTGAATTCCTTAAGGAAGATGCATTGAAGTCTAGCACATATAAGAGAGCTGAAATCCTTAATAACACAAACCACAGAGGACTTTTGGCTAAGTATGTAAAAGTTGATGGTAAGAAAATTGAGTTCTACTCAGACGATGGAGCTACAAAGCTTGTAACAGTTGATACAGCTACAAATGTAGTAACACCTTCTGCTGAAGCTCTTACTGTTCTTGAAGGTGATTTGACAAAAGATGCTTTCACAGTATTTATCGTTTATAACCAGGAAGGAACAAGCCATATCCCAGAGATGGAATTTGACATTGATCACATGGACGTTTCTACAACAGAACGTAAATTGAAGGTTAGATGGACAAAAGAAGCTGAACAGGATATGATGGCTTACCACAAGATTGATGTTGAACAGGAACTTGTAAAGGTTGCAGCTGTTCAGACTAACTATGAAATTGACCGTCAGATTATGAACGCAATTGATGATATAGTAATTTCTCAGTTGGTTGGTGGATTTGACTGGGCAGATGACGAATTGAATGGTACATCAGGTAACTACCTTGATAGACATCGTGCTCTTGCACAGAGATTGTACCAGTATTGTACAAAAGTAGCAATGTTCAATAGACTTGCTCCAGCTGATTGGGGTGTATGTTCTCCACAGGTAGCAGCAGCACTTCAGATGTTGCCAGATTGGAAGGCTGGTGAGATTTCTCACAATAAGTCAACATTCTATAATGCTGGTTCTCTTGGAAACGGTACAGTAACAATTTACTGTGATCCAAACAGAATGAACAACGACATTACACTTGGTTACAAGGCTAAGGAAACAACATACGGTGCAGGTATCGTATACTCACCATATGCTAACTGGATGTCTGGAACAATCGTTAACCCAGATAACTTCAACAATGTTAGAGGTACATTCTCTAGATATGGAATTACAGCTACACCAAGAGCTGAATTCAACTATGCTAGAGTTACTCTACAGAACTTTGCAATCTAAGTTAGGGTTGGAATAGAATAAGGAAAAGGCTGGTCTTTTGACCAGCCTTTATTATTTTAAGTCATTTTTTGAAGTTCTTCTTCTGAAGGAATTCTAAATAATTGAACAACTTCTATTACCCACTCATTATCTCTTTTTTTAAGTATTCCAATAGAAGCTATACTATCACCTTTTTCTAAATTAAATTTTTCTCCTTTTTCATGAAGTTTTAAAATTATTAAAGGAAATTCTTCTCCTTTATCTCCTCTAAGAATAAATCCTTGACTATAATCATCTAACTGAATTAGATCTGTAGAGATTTTTCCATGAAAGGTTATACAATTAGCTAACTGCGGTGCCTGTGCTACCGAAGCCTGCACTTCCTCTTGAGGTTGATTCAAATTCATCATTTACTCCTAAATATGTTACAGATTTTATCTTAGGAATACAAAGAGGAACAAGTTGAGCAATCTTCTTACCAGGTTCAATTTTTACAGCATCAGATGTATTATTAATTAATATAACTCCAATTTCCCCAATATATTCTTGATCTACTACACCACCAATAGGCTGTAATCCTAATTTAGCAGCGTTTCCAGAAGTTCCTTCAATTTTAAATTCTATTTTCCATTTTTCAGCATCTTTTGGATCTGCGAAACTGCCTTGAACAGCTACACCAGTAGAAGCTTTACACTGCTTATCAGGATAAACGACTATTTCTTCAGTAGAATATAAATCCCAGCCAGCGTCTGTATCATGTGCTTGAATAGGTTTTTTGGCTTTTTCATTTAAAGGTTTAAAATACAAATTTAACATTATTTTCTCCTATATTTATTTAATTATATCATTTATTTTGAAACTTGTCAATGAAAGTTAATTATATTGGAGAAATACGATGACAAGTTTTAAAGAATTTCTTAATAATAAAGTTATAAATGAAGAAAATATTAATAAACTTTTTAATAACGTAAAAAATTATGATAAAAAAGCTTTACTTAATAAAATAATTATAGATGTTATAGAAGATAAAAAAATAAGTAAATGGGATAAGAATAATCCTAATGACATAACAAGAAAACAGTGTCTTAAAGAAATAAGAACAAAATATAATAATAAAAATGATGAAGAACAAAATGATGTTTTACAAGACGATGAAAAACTTAATGATTATATTATTGGATTTTTTAAAGAATATGAAAAGTATATAGAACAAAAAAAAATACATGATAATGGTTTTGAAGATTCTGAAAATAATAAATCAAATTTTAAAAAAAGCTTAGACCTCATAAACTTTGGAATGTTAGATAAAGATATTACAAATGAAATAAAAAAATGCTTTAATAGAGCTAATAATGGTGATGAAACTATTACAAAAGATGAATTTATTAATGCTATTAATAATATCAAAAAATTATCAAAAAAATTTAGAGATGCTGCACCTAATATTTTACATATCCTTTATTTAAAACAGCGTTTTAAAGATGAAGCAACAATTATTACAAAAGATGGATTGTTTAATGGTCAAGGAAATAATGGTAAAGAAGACAATGATGGTAATGAAAAAAGAGAAAAATGGAATAATATATTAAGTGAATTTAAGAATTTTAAAATTAATATAGATGTTTTAAAAAGATTTGATTCTATAAAACATGCAACAGGCTATTTAAAAAAACCTATAGAAGAAATAAAAAAAGATTTGGAAGTGAATGACAAAGGATTTAAGGCAGGAAGAACAGAAGATGAAAAAGATATAAAAAATGTAAAGGATGATATTGAACAAGCAAAAGCAGAAAAAGAAAAATTTATAGAACAACATAAACAAGAAATTAGTTCAACATCTAAAAAAATGGATGACATAAGAAATAAAGTTACTGCAAATCAAGAAATTGAAAATTCTGTAGAAAAAGAAATTATGCAAAAAAGACAGTTTTATATTTTTAAAGCAAAAATGATTAAGGCATCTAATGTTGAAGATTCTAATGATATTGATGATTTTATCGAAACAATTAGAAAAAATGCAGAAGAACTTATGAATGATGCTAAAAGAAAAATGGAACTTTTAAAAAAGGAAGAAAAATCTACAAATTTAAGTGAAGGATTGGGAGATTTTTTCAAAAAAATTACAACCCCTAAAACTTATGATGATAAATTTTCAAAGTCTTCAGAAGATATAGATAATATTGAAAAAAAAGCAAATACTCAAATAGAAAATATAGCTAGTAGTATTGGTAAAACATTAAAAAATCTTTTTGGTCAGATAAATAGCGAAACTAAATTTAATAAAAAAATTAAATTAGAATTACAATTTGATCAAACAGTAAATGAATTTGGTTATCTTATGACTAAAGCAGTACAACAATTTACCAGAGATGTTGATTCAATTGCTTCTAAATTAAATAAACATAAAAAAGCAGAAGATCTTAAAGATGTAAAATCATTTACTCAAGAAGGTAATGAAAATATAGCTATTACTATGATTAAAAGATTATTCGATAAGGCTAATTGTAATATTACAGAAAAAATAGTAAGATTTTTCTTAACAAATTTGATATTAAACTATCATGATAGCAAAAAAATTATAGAAGCTTTAAACCAAAATAATTTTGATGGCTTAGGTAATTGTGTATTTACTAGTAATAATCAAGTTCCTATTTATACAAAATATGATATAAAACAATTAAATAATAATGTAACATATTATGAAGTTCATGGTTCTGATTGGATTAAAAACCCAGCAACATTGCTAGAAAAAGCTGGAATAAAAGTTAGTTCTTTGAGTCATGATGTACTACAAAAATCATATGGAATATTAAAAAAATATGCAGATGAAAATAAAAAAGACGTTGATGCTTATAAAGAAGCTATAATAACTATTAATAGTGGAATAAAAGCTTCTGTAATGTCTGAAGAAGATATTAATCCACCAATTCAATCTGCTGCACCTTTGCCTACTGAACAACGTTTAGATTCAATAGCAGCAGCTGGTGGTCAACTTTTAAAAGATGATTTTAAAGGCTTTAGTCTTACTGGAAATCAACCAGATGATATAGCTTTTGGACAATATTGTTCAGTTAATAATTACATTGTTGTTAGCAACAACAAAAATAAACTTTATCTTTTTAATAAACAAAGTTTTGATAATTTAGTAAAAACATTAGAACAATTAAAATCAACAGAACAAAATAAGGCTAATATTAACAATACACCTACAAATGCAGAAAATGTTAATAATAATTCACAGAATAATAGTTCAGTAGTTACATCTGCAAATGCAGATTCCACTTATGGAAATGGTTATAATAAAAAAGCCGATGCAATTAAAAAGAAACTTAATTGTACAACTTACACTTATTCACCAAATCCAAAATTAAAGATAGTTAGAAGAACATTCGATTAAAAAAATAAAGCCACTCATTTGAGTGGCTTTATTTTTTACAAGCGTTATAAATTCATTGGCTTACTTAAAAAAGAAAAATATCTTTTTCATCTCCATCATCTATATTTTTAAAATCTTCTAGATAAGGTTCAAAAAGTTTTTTTGCAAGCTTATATCTTGGGTTACTTTCATCCAAAATCATTTCTTTTTCTTCCATTAAATCCTCTTTTTAATTTAAAACACTAAATCCATTAGTATCTCTTGAAATTTTTATTTTAGTTTCTATCTCGTCATCCATAAGAGGATTATGAGAAACAATAAAAATTTTTAACTGCTTATCAAAACCATTAAGTAAATTTACCATAGCTTTAATACCAAATTTATCAAGTCCTTTATCCATTTCATCAAGAATTAAAAGTTTATTATCATTACTAAAGAAAATTCTAGCAATATCAAATAAAGCAAAATTAATTGCAAGTTCTGCCCTTTGTCTTTGACCTTGACTAAAGCTACTAAATCCTACTGGATAACCATCCATAGTAATAGTATCTTCCAAATTTTTATCAAATTTTATTTTTACATCTTCTTCAAAGAAGAAAGGTAAATACTGATTAATTTTAGTATTAAAAACATCTATCATTTCCCCAATAAAATATTTTTTAAATCCACCTGCTTTATTTGAGAAAGTATTTCCAAGATACTCATAATGAGTAATATCATTGTTAAGTATTTTTAATTCTTTATCTAAGTTATTTATTTCAGTATTTTTATCTTCTACTTGGTTTTTTAAATTTTCTACATAACTTTTATCATAAACAGTAGAAACTTGACCATCAATAGTAGAGATATTTTTTTCATTATCAGAAATAATTGTTTTAAAAGATTCCATTTTTTCTGAAATAGAATTAAGTTCTTCTTCAGTATAATTTGTTATTTTTAAATTTGCAAGTTTTTCTTTAATACTTTTTTCTTCATCTATAAGCTCATTAAATCTTTTATCATTTTTGACTCTTAAAGCATCTATTTCCTTAACATTCTTTAAAGCATTATTATACTGTTCAAAAACCAAATCTGTATTAGGCACAAAATCTTTGTTTAAATTTTCTTTAATTCTATTAGCATCTCCTAAGAGATAATTATAATTTTCATTTTCTTCATCAATCTCTTTTTCTAATCTCTCAAGAGTATTCATATCGTCTTTGACTTCATTAGCTAATTTATGTAATTCTTCTTCAGTTTTTGTTTTTTCTGCTTCTGCTTTTTCAGACGTTAAGTGTTGACCACAATATGGACAAGTTGCTTGTTTAAGTTTAAATAAGTTCTCAGATAAATCATTTAATTTTTTATTATCAAGAATATGTTTATTTTCTAAAGACTTATATTCATTTCTTAAAGAATTAATTTTTTCCAAAGAAATAGTATAACCATTTTCTCTAGTTTTAATTGTTTCCAAATCTTCTTTATATTTTAATTCTTTATTTTTATTATCTTCAAAATCTAAATCTTTATATTTTTCTATTATTAATAAATCTTCTGGATTTTCTTTTACATTTAAAGTTTCTTTTTCAGTGGCAATTCTTATAAGACTTTTATTATATTCTTCTTTTAAAGAATTATTAGAAAGTTTTCCTTTTTCTTCCAAAACATTTACGAGAGAAAGTTCTTCAATTTTTGCCTTTGCTTCTTCTATATTTTTTTTAGCAACATCTTTTTGAGATTTCATTGCTAATAATTTTGTTCTAGCATTATTTGAATAAGTTTCTATATTAGAATTTAATGTATTTCTTTCTCTTTCGGTTGCTATTTTATTAGTTTCTAATTCATCTTTTTTTTCATTTAATTCTTTTAAAATATCTTTAGTTACAGTATAAAAAAGATTGATTTCTTTTAAAGAAAGAATATTTTCAAAAACTATAAGACGTTCAGAAACTTTATTAGCCAAGAAAGCAGAATATAATTCAGAACTAAATACAGAAGAATTAATAAATGCAATATAAGGCATTTTAATAATATCTATAATTTTATTATTAGTTTCTGAAGCTGTATGACCTGAAATATCTTTGTCACCTTCAAAAATATAAACGTTATTATTATGAGTAGTGTGTTTTCTGTATCTTAAAACTTTATATTCTTTACCATCTTGTTCAAACTCTACTCCTACTTTACAATCTTTTCCTATATATCTATTAACAACATCATCCACAGAATCACATCTATATTTTCCATAAAATACAAAACAAAGAGAATCAACAATTGAAGTAGATTTTCCATAACCATTAGGCCCAACAATACCGTTAATTCCAGTTCCAGTTAAATCTAAAAATTGAGAGCATGGCCCATATCTATAAAAATTTTTTAATTCTATTTTTTTTATTATCATATAATATTCTCCTTTAATTTTTCTATTATATTATCATCATATTTTATTTCTAAAAAAATATAATTATTTTTTTTAGCATATTCTTTTTTTAAAAAATCATGTTTTTGTTGAATCTTAAATTGTTTTACACCTCCAAAAAATTTTATAGGTTTATAATGTTGTTCACCATTATATTCTATTAAAATTTTTTTGGATGGTATAAAAAAAAATCATATGATAATAAATTTTTATCTTTTAAATCTGCAAAAGTTTTTTGTTCTTCAAAGATAATTTTTTTATTTAATAAATATTTTTCTATTTCTTTTTCACCTTTACTAAAAGCACATTTTGGACAACCACATCCTTTTAAATGATGTAAAGCCAATTGATTAAACTCTCCATGCTTTGGACATATAATAGTTAAATTACTATGATTTGTTGTGTATTTTGTTTTAGAATAATCATAATAATTATTATGTATTATGTTTGCTTTTTTTATAAATTCTTCTGTATTTGATAAATGTGAATTAATGGTTTTTTCTAAAGCACATTTTGGACAGCCATTTCCGTTTAGATGGTAATATGAAACTTGATTAAATTCTCCATGCTTTGGACATATAATAGTTATTATATCTCTAGCAGTAATATATTTTGTTTTAGAATAATCATAATAATTATTATGTATTATGTTTGCTTTTTTTATAAATTCTTCTGTATTTGATAAATGTTTTTTTGAAAGATTTTCAAATTTACAAATTGGACAGCCTTGACCATTTAAATGATTATTTGCTTTTTGATAAAATTCTCCATGTTTTGGACATATAATAGTTATTTTTTCTTTACTTAAAGTGTATTTTGTTTTAGAATAATCATAATAATTATTATGTATTATGTTTGCTTTTTTTATAAATTCTTCTGTTGTTAATTTATTTCTACTCATATATTTAACTTAGATAAGAAAAAATCTATTCAACCTCCAAAAATTTTTTAAAATTTTTATCCATCATATTATTTATTATACTAACAATTGCTCTTTTTGTAAAATTTAAATCATTATTGGTTGCAATCAATTTCTGTGTTTTTTGAAAAAAGAATTTTTTAGCAGCTTTATTCATCATTTTTTTTTGAAATATTGCTGATTTTGTTGCATCTTTAAAATCTAAATGTAAATTTAAACTACTAGTATTAAACCGAATATCAATATCATCATATAATAAAAACGTTTTTTTAAAATATTTATCAAGATTATTAATTAATGGCATCTTTTTAAAACCTCCTAAAAACTTCTAGTTTTGGTTTCTTCATCATAAATATAATCTTTTCCAACAAGTCTTGAAAATATTTCACTTGCCGATTTATTTTCATTCATCATGTTTTCAATAATATTCTGATTTTCTTTCTTACAGCGAAGATAACCTTCAACATACATTATGATACTCAAATCATTCATATCCAAATCTTTACTAGATTTTGCATTTAGATGAATTAGTTGCAACATAGTTTCATCGATTCCGTTTTCACCTAAAGATGTTTTCATTGCGTTTTTAGCCAAACCGATTAATTCAAGTTTATCACCGTAAGTCATAATTTATCTCCTCAAAATATCATTTACATTATAGAAAGATTTCCATTCTAGTGGCATCTTTTTAAAACTTCCTTAAAACAATTTAATAATTTATTATTATCAATTTCTGGAGCTTTTATTTCTTGTAAATACTTAGCAGCAGATTTAACAACTCCTTCGTTAGTATCTACTTTATGTTCATTAGTATCTACTATTTCTTCTTTTATAAATTCTGGATTTACTTCTAGAGCACCTTTTTCAAAAAGAATATCTCTTAATTTAACAAAATTTTCAACTTTTTTATTAATTTGAACAGTTACTATTTTATTGGTATAATCTATATTCTCATTAAAATTATCAGCTAAAATAGTAATATAATCAGGCCCATCATTATATTCTATTAACTCACAGGCAGTACCATCTATTACTGCAAAATAATTTTTCTTTCCACCTTCTCCTTTATCTGTAGGGTAAGGCGAACCTACAAATTCAAAATTGTCTCTGTGCTGTTCATGATGTAAATGGCCAGAAACTACAAGCTCATAATTATCAAATATTTCTGGCTGAAATAAAGCGTTCTCTACTTTTCTTTTAGGATTATAATAAAAACCTTCAACTTCTAAATGTCCAAAAAGAACTCTACCTTTATATGGAATATCTTGAGGGTTTTCTGTAAAAGAAAGGAAATCATAATCAATTCCATCAATAGTAATAGTATTACTGTTTTGAATAAAAGTTCCAAATGAAGAAAAAGTTTCTACCAAAGTATCATTTCCATCTTTATCTTTTAATTCATGATTACCAATTATAGAATAAACATGAGCAACTTTAGAAATTTCCATAAGTTTTCTAAAAACTGGAACAAAAGCTGCTGAATTAGTTTCAGGTCTATCAAATAAATCTCCCAAATTTACAACATGCTTAAAATTATGTTTTATAATATATGATTTTAAATAATCTAAAAAATTAAGAACTGAAACTATTCTTATTGGTTCTTTTGTGAGATGTAAATCTCCAAATGCTACTATAGCCATTATTTACTCCTTTTTTATAAATATAAAGTAAAAAAAATAAAAAGTCAAAAAAAACTACACTGAATTACATTAAAAACTACACTTAAATGATAATTAAGAAAAAAAACAAATAGTTAATTTAGATGACAAAAATCATCTTAACTCCTTAAGGGCTTATAGAAAGTCCACATCTTTTCTTCAGCGGTCTGAAATGGCCGCTTTTTTATACTTTTTAAAGTTAAAAAGTAAGGGATTAATAAATGAAAAAGGCACTATATTTTATTTTATTATATATATTATTTTTTTCACCATTATGTGTTGCTCAAACAACTAATATTATTAAACTAGAAGGTAACGTAAGAGTAACGAAGGATAATGTAAGCAGTTCTTTAGTAGATTTAGATACAGAATTTACTAATGATGATTGGATTTATACAGGATTTTTCAGTCAAATAATTTTTGAATTTAACAATACAATTATTAAAGTAAATTCTTTTGGTAAAGTAAAGATTTCTGAAATAGTTGAACAAACTAAAAAAGAAGAATTGGCTTTGGCGGAAAAATCAAAAAAAGAAGAAAAAATACCAATACCAGAACCAAAAGTATTTTTAAGCTCAGCGGAAACAATTTCTAATAAAAATATAGTAGTAATAAAAAAAGCAGATGGTTTTAATAGCACCCCTTTACCAGAGAAAAAGAATAGTGATTATTTTAAGCCTTATATGCCTATTGCTTTAATAACAAGGGATAAAAAATGCCAATTACATTTGATTTAAATTTATTCATAGATGGACATCCAAAAATATTCGTTCTCTTAGCTTTGGTAGGTATAGCTTTAATAACTTTTTTGGTATTTGCTATATGTTTTAAAATTTTTCCAGCTATATATAAACTTATTTCTACTTTAATTCACAAAGGTGTTAAAATTGGAAATGCTATAGATATAAAATCAGACGAAGAAGAAAAAATAAAAAAAGTAGCAGATCAAGAATTACAAATTCAGCAAAAACAATTAATAATGACTACCATTCAAATTGTTAATACAACAGTAGATAATACTTTTAAAAAGAGTATTAAACGTCAAGAATTATATAATAGACAAGTCTCAGAAACCGAACAAAGATTTAATAGTATAATTTCTTCTATTACTGTTAATTATTTAAAATCTGAAAAAGCATATATAATGAAATATGTAGATATTGTTTTACATATGATTTTTGAAGAAGCTATTTATAAGCCTTTGAAAATTGTTTATAAAGCAGACAAATTGTTAGAAAAGTCAGAGGATGAATTAATAGAGCAACAAAGAACTTTTATTAATGCTGCTGGTATAGATGTTTTAAAAAAATCCTCAGAAGTTTTAACTGCCGATCCTAGTCTTGAGGGATTAAGACAGGATATAATTAAATACATAGAAGGTGAGCAGGAAAATATTAAAAAAACAGTTATTGATTGTCTCAAAAAAGCTTATAATTTAGCAAAAGATGAAATGATGGAAATTCAAAAGTTACAAGGAGAATTAAATGATAATATAGGAAATATTCTTTACACTCAGTTTAATGAGAAAAGAACAGATTTTCCTCAGAACTGGAATGATGATTTGCCACCTAATGATATAATAGGAGAAATTAACTAATGGATATAATAAATACTTATTTTAATATGTCATTTTTATCTATAGAAACTTTTTTATTTTTCTCATTAATTATTAGACTGATATTTACAAAAATAAAAAATAAAAAAGTATTTACAACTGCTGGAATTTGTTATTTAGGTTCTATATTTGTTTTTCTTTTGTATAGTGCTTTTGGTTTATATACTTTGTTTTATGGAGATTATTTTGGATGTTTTTCTCCTGCAAAAACATTTTTATTTATAACTGCACTAGTATACTTACAAATATATTTTTATAAAATATCAAAAGGATTTAAATTAAAAAATTCTGAAATTGCAATAAAAAATTATAGATCTCATATAAAATCAAAAAATAATTTATATATATTTTCTGAAATTCTTTTTGTAATAGAAACATTATGTGTTCCAATTTTTAGCAATTCAAAATGTTATATAAGACTTTATGAAATAGTTCCAGCAATTTGTTTAACAATTTTCTTAATATATCAATTAAATCTTTTACCTAAAATTAGAAATTTTCAAATTATATTGCCTTGGACATTTTATACTGTTTTTATGATTATTTTCTTAATAATAAGATTTTTAATAGAAAATTTTGGTTTTTGTAATTTAAATTTTACTGGTGTATTATTTAGAATTTTTCAAATATTTTCTTTAGGCTATATCTCATTTATTAGAAATGATGATTTGGAGGCTTGTTTAGAATGATAGAATCTGTTTCAGCTATGGCTTTAATAGCAATGACTTGTTTAGGATATTTTTCAAATATTTTTGATTTTAATGAATTATTTAATGTATCTTTTGAAACTTTATTACTTTTTAATATTTTCGGAAGATGCTTCATGACTATTTCTTTCAGACAAACAATAGAAGGAAAAAAAAGAATTATATATGAAAGTATTATATTTATAATTTCAACAATTTGTTTAAGTATTTTATATTTATATCATGCTAATTATTTATTAGTAAATAGTACTTTACTAATGGCTTTTATAATGATAGTTTGTTTCTTATTTTTTTTAAGTGTTAAAATATATATTATTAAATATAATATTTATGGCAAAAGATATTTATTTTGGCAGATATTAGATATTATATTATTAGGATGTTGTACTTTTCTTAGTTTATATATTAATAATTATAATTTAAATTTTAAATTGGGAATTTTAGCTATATCTTTTATGACCATTCTTGGAATAATTAATGAGCATATTATTCGTAAATTAGATTATTGGGTAGCTTTAAATGGTTTTAAAACAGAGATAGAATTGTTAGTTTTAAATAGAGAAATAAATAGAATTACATATCCACCAGAAAAAAATTTAAAAGAAGATAAAATATTTTCTAAATGTGTAACTATATTAGATCTTAGTACTATAAGAGTAATAGAAACTCATAGTTTAGTAAAAATTGTTTTAAAAACTTTATTAAAATATGGCTATTCTTTTAAAGAGGCACATAGAGTTTCATCAGGCTTCTTGATGGTATTGAATAATAATCTTATGAGAAGAAATTTAGATGGTTCTATTATACCATCAAGAATTTTAAATCTTTATTATAATTTTAAAAATAAAAAATAAATTATTCTGTATTTAATTTTAAGGAAGATTTTTTAAAATCTTCTTCTTTTAAAGTAAAAATAGTATTATTTAATACGCAGATATAATCATCATAATTAACAATTAAAGTATTACATGGAAGATTATTATATTCATGAACTAAAGTTCTAATCTGATATGTAATAAGAAAACTACGTTTTAATTCAGTAACAGGCATAGTAGGCATATAATTATTATAGTAATTTTCTCTAAAAGAGAAACTTGAAGATAAAAAATTATCTTCAAAAAATACTTCTTCAATTGAATTAACAAAAAAATTATGATATGTTAAAAATTTATAGATATAAAGTCTTGTCATATCTGTAGGATTTTGTAATACTTTAAATAGATTATCTTTTGGTATTTTTACCAATTTTGTTGTTAAATCCATACTATTTGAGGTCTCCCTTTATAACCTTTTTCAAAAATATACCAACAGTAACAAACAGCACTAGAACCGCCTGTATCTTTTCCATTAGCTAAACATTTAATTCTTTCACTAAAAACTAAAACATATTTAGGAGGATTTTCTTCAAACATTTTTCTTCTAGCTTTTCCTTCAAGAAATTGAATTTTTGCTAATTCTATTAAATATTCTCCATTTTTTAATAATGATAAAGAATGTTCTGTATGAGCTTGAATGTCACTATAAGGAAAATTAGCAACAATTGCAAGATTGTCAACTTCTGGTCTAGAAACTGTTAACCAATCAAATACATTTGTATTTGGAAATCCTCTATCTACTATATCAAATGCCATAACATAGTATCCTTTTTGCATAAAAGGATAAGCAATGCTACCAGAACCAACACTTGGCTCTATAATTATTTCTGGCAATTTTATTTCTAGTTTTTCTAATTCATTAAAAAGTTTTTCAACTGCTATTGATGGAGTTGCATAAAAATCTCCACTAGCTCTATCTGTTTTAGAATGGTTACTAGCACCAAGTATTCTATATATATCTTCTTTACTCATAATTTTATTATAAAAATTTTTAATTTTTAGTCAAGTTAAATTGTAAGGTGATAAATTATGAATTGGACAATGATAGTAATGATTTTTATAGGATTAGCAGAAATAGTTGTTATTTGTTCTATTTGTTTTAAAATCAATGAATTTATTCAAAACGTAAATTCTTTGCGTGAAAAATATATTGCAAATGAAACAAAATTGCAAAGAATTATTGATGATCTTGATGCAAAACTTGAATATATAATGAATAGATTGGATAAAAATAAAACTACTCTTGAAAAAATAGAAATAAAACAAAAAGAGATAGATGAAAAAACAAATGAAATGCAAGATATTTTAATAACATTATTTGCAAACAAAGAGATAGAAAGAGCGAACAAAAAAATAAAAGAGGAAAATAAAGAATGAAATTTTATCATGGTGGAACAAATAAATTAAATTTTGGAGGATATGGTCATTCCTCTGGGACTGGAATATGGTTTACTCAAAACAAAGATACTGCAATATCATATATTGATCCAAAAGCAGAAGGAGCTTGTTTAATACAAGTTGATATAGATTTGAATAAATGCAAATTAATTACTTTTGATTATAAAGGAAAAACATGGTCTCATCCACCAAAAGTAGAAAATTATGAAAATTGTAAAACAACTGATGATTTGGTTAGAGCAGCTAAAAAGAATGGATATGATGCAATAATGTTTAAAAATGTTTCAGATATGAAAGGTAGGGATAATAATAAATTCAATAAAACTAAAGCTTTTCAACCATCTACTAACATTGTTATTACAAAAAAAGAACAAATGAAATTAATAGATGGTTGGTATTTTAAAGATTTAATTAATGAAAGCTATTTCCCTTATTAATAAGAAAAATAACTATCCTCTTTTATATTTCTATAATAACGTTCTCTAGAAGTATCTTTATACACTTTTATAAGACCAGTTCTTTTTTTGGTTTCGATCCAATCAAGAAATTCTTTTTTATCTTCTTTACTATTTAAGAAGTTTTCTATATTAGCATTTCTATTTTTTATTCCAAAATTTGTATGATCAAAAATTTTTCTAAATAAAGTTTCTGGAATGTTAATAGTCATATATTTTTTATCAGCAGGAATACGTCTACATTGTATTCTTTCTTCACCTCTTAATTCTGTATCTCCTGCCTTTTCTTTATTAGCATTACCATAACTTACAGGATAAGGCTTTTTAATACCTTTACCAGATTGTGGATCAATAAAATTTAAAACATTATCTAAATTTAATGTTATTTTTATTAATTGCCCAGGTCTTAAATTTTGTGTAGGAATAATTCCAGTTTTTTGAGGTAAATATTCACTTCTACTAAAACAAATTTCTGGTAAATTTTTTTTAGCATTTTTAGAAGCTCCATCTCTTTGTTGTTTACCAATTAAATAACCACTTTTATATATAGTATATAATTTTTCTATATTTATATTTGTAGCCATTACTGATTTATCATTTAAATCTTCTAATATAATTTCTATCATACTATTAACTTAAAGTTAAATAATATGAAAATGGATGTTTATAGAATTATTAATGAAGCAAAAAAATCTAAATTATTAGATGATGATGAAATAAATCAACTTTACTCTTTGGCTAATGATAGTATATTATTAAGAATAGCTTCTCAAGAAGATTTTAAAGATGAAGATACAGACTTGGGAAAATTGGCAGAAATAATAATAAAGAAAAGAGATGATTACCATTATGCTAAAAAGAATGATGAACTTGAAGATTTTAATAAAGAATTAAATAGTGAAATTAAAAGTAAAATAAAAAAGGATAGAGAAAAAATAAAAAAAGAATTATTTGATAAAATGAATAATGTAGCTAAAGATTATATACCAGCAAATATGAGAACTGGAGAAGATAGTCCTAATATTATTTTATTTAAATTATTCCTTAATGAATGGAATACAAAATATGCTTTTACTTGGAAAGCTTTTAAAAATGTAAAGAAAGAATATGAAAAAACTCATAATCTTGAAGGTGAAGATTTATTTGTTTTAAAATCTTTATTGGAAAAAGATCCTAATATAGTTCATAGAAAAGGTGTAGATAGTAAAAATGCAGATCTTAGCAGTGGAAAAATTTCAAAACTTATTTCTGGTAAAATAACTGACTCTGTTGTATTTAGTAAAGCAAATAATACATTAACTAAAGATACCATTGAAAGCATTAAGGAAAAAATTGCTAAAGCCGAGTAGACAAATTTGGGTTCTGTAAAAGACAAATTTGTCCGTTCAAAAGTAAAATTAATTTAAAATAAGTTAGTAAAAAAATTCCGTTAGTGATTATATTACAAATAGGGTCAGGAGAATAAGTTAAAATGAGTTATAGAAATTCAGAAAATAATGAAATTATACCAAAAATACAAATAACTGAAATGTGTGATATATGTGGAAAGGATTGTCCTGTTCCAATACCAAGAACTATTTATTTGACAAAAAAAGGAGTTCCTTTTATAATAAGGCATCATGTTTATTGTGACCCTATTAAATATGGTCAAACATATTTAGAAAATTAGAAAGTTAAATATATAAGGAATTTTCTTGACAAATAAAGAAAATTCCATTATTATTAAGTGAAAAGTCCTAAGCAAGCCCGTTTTGGCAAAGCAGTTTAGGCAGGAGATATATATGAATGATACATTTACAAATGAAGATTTCGCTTCTTTGGCAAGTGAAATGGAAAAAGAAGCAGCTGCTGGAACTTTCCAAAGTCCTTATTGGAAACCAGCTAATGAAGGAACCCACCAAATAAGAATTATTACCCCACTAAAACAGTTTGGAGAAAAACTCTTCTATGAAAAGCATAAGATGCACTATATTAATGGTAGAGCATATTTTTGTCTTAATCAAACATTGAAGGATAAAAATGGTAATATTCATGAAGCAGAAGCTTGTCCTATTTGTGCAAAATCAAAAGCACTTTATAATTCCTCAACTAAAGGAACAGAGGAATGGGGTGTTGCTGGCTCTTTAAGAGCTAAAGACAGATATGTTTCTCGTGTTATTGTTCGTGGAAAGAAGGATAAAGACGGAACAGATACAGAAACAAAACCAGAGTTTTGGGAATTTGGAACAAAGATTCATGGTTATTTCTTTGATCAGATTAAAATGGGAGAAGCAGGAAACTTCCTTTCTCTAAAAGAAGGTAGAGATTTCAATCTTATTAAGAAAGGAACAGGTAGAAATACTGATTATTCTGGTTCATGTCTTTCAATGAAGCAGTCAGCTATTTTCTCAGATCCAGAAAAGTTGAAGCAACTTTTAGTATATTTACCAGAAATGGATTATTCTAAATTGGTAGAATTTGTTTCACCAGATGAAATGAAAACAGCATTGGATGAAATGTTTAATTCTCCTAAAGAAGCAACTCCAACAGTAGATACTACTGTTGATAATTTGGATTCATATTCTCAGCCAGCTGATATCGATTTTGCACCTACAAATCAAGAAGAACAGCCAATAGACAATATTGATGACTTATTAAGTAAGATTTAAAATTTAAGAGGGGAATGTTCCCCTCTTAAATTGGAAAAGCTTATGCTAATTATTAAAATAATTAATTTTATGTTTCAAGATTTTTTTCACTTTATAGGTGTTTATTTACTTCTATGTTTATTTGTTGCTTTTTTTACACTTATGTGGGATAGTTTAACAACAGTTTTTATAGAAATTTTTAAGAAAGAAGAAAAAATTTTTTATATTAGTGAAAAAAATGTAGATAAAAAATTCTTAGAAGAACTTAAAAAATATAGTTCTAAGGTAGGTGAGAGGAAAGATTAAATGGCTAAAAAAGAAGAAAAAAATATTTCAAGTATAGATGATATAATCAATACAGAATTTACAGATATGCAGGATCTATCTAAAGAAGATGATTCTGTAAAAGAATGGATTGATTCTGGAAATTATGCTTTAAATTACGTATGTAGTAAAAATTTTTATAATGGATATCCAATTGGACAAATCACAGCTTTCTATGGAGAAAGTGGAACTGGTAAATCTATGTTACCAGCTATAGCTTCTAAAGATCCTAAGATTGATAGAATTATAGTTCTAGATTCAGAAGGCGGTGGAACTGGTAGATCATTATTCCAATTTATTGGTGCTGATTTAACAAAAATCAGATACATGACTATTCAAACTTTGGACAGTTGGAAAGTAAATAAAGAAACTGGAAAGATAGAAGAAGTTCAAGATAAGGAAGTACCAACTGGTAAATTAGAAACTCCATCTTCTATTTATCATATGGGTTTAATTCTTACTTTGAAGAAATTACTCTATGCTATAGAATATAATCATGCTAAAGAAAAAATTCTTATTATCATAGATTCACTTTCAAATATGAAATCTGTAAGATCTTCATTGCTTGGTGGTGAAGATATGGGTAAGACTAATAAGCTTTTGAATGTTTTATTCTCTTCTTTGGATAATACTTTAAAGAATACTAATTCTACAATATTATTTGCGAATAAGATTTATACAGATCTTAATAATGCTTATAATACAGAAGGAATTATTTCAGGTGGGCAATCTGTAATTTATAATCCATCACTTATGATAGGATTAAAAACTTTACAGGATAATCCTGAAATTTCAGATTCTGAACTTAAAGAAGAAAAAGAGAGAAGAAAAACTGGTCTTGGTAATTCTTTAAAAACTGTAAGAGCAAGAATTAAAAAGAGTAGATTTGGAACAGAAGGTAGAAACGCTTGGATAGTTTTGAATTCCACTTATGGACTTACAAGATATTCTGGATTATTTCAGCTTCTTTGTGATTTTGGAGTTTGTATAAAGAATGGAACTAGATATTCTATTCCAGGAGTTATTACAAACGATAAAGGTGAAGATGTTTCTTTCTATAAAAAAGAATTTATAGAAATTTTTAGACAGAAAGAAAATGTTTATATTCCTTTACTTCAAACAAAAATGGAAGAGATTGAAGAAAAGCTTAAACAAAAAGCTATGAATCTTGAAGTAAATGATTTGTCTGAAGTAACTGAAGATGGTGAAATTTCTAATGCGGAAATGCTAAATATGATGGAAGCAGAGAGTGAAGTAGAACAAGCTTTATCTGAGGATGTCTGATTTAGAAAATTTTGCATTTAATACGGTTTAATTGAAAACCTAACAAGTTATATCTATTAACTTGTTAGGTTTTAATTTTTAATAGTGATTATGAAAAAGTTGAAAAAATATTTAGTTTGGATTTGGGTTTTTATTTTTGTTTTGGTTAATGTATATGCTTGTATTTCATTAATAGATAAAAAAAGAGTGGATACTTTTGTAGAAGAAGATACTCCTATAGAAGTATTTAATGATGAAGAAGATTATGAGCTAGAACTAGACAGACTTAAAAACGAAGCTTTAAAAAGAACTTGTGAAGAAGATACTCCTATAGAAGTATTTAATGATGAAGAAGATTATGAGCTAGAACTAGACAGACTTAAAAACGAAGCTTTAAAAAGAACTTGTGAAGAAGATTGCATTTATAAGATTTTAAAAAAGAGAACAGATTTAGGTGATGAAAATTTTTCTGTAGGAGATGCTTATAATTTATACAGAAAAATTAGTTATTATTCAGAAAAGTATAATATTCTTATTAAAGATGCTTTGGTAATAGTAAATGTAGAATCTGATTTTAAAATTGATGCTTATAACGAAAGAGGAAAAGCATACGGTCTTACTCAGATTACAAGCCCATGTTTGAAGGAATACAATAATGTAAATGAAACTAATTATAAATTAGAAGATATGTTTGATATGGATTTAAATCTAGAAGTAGGTTTTTGGTATTATAGTAGATTAATGAAACACTATTCTAAATTTAATGAATATGGAATAACACTTACTTCAGATACTACAGCTTTAAGAGATTCTTATATAGCTTATAATATAGGTGTAACTGAATTTAAGAATGTTGGAAGAGAAGGTAGAAATCAATTAAGGAATGGAGTATATCCAAGAAATATGTATGGATATAAAAAAGGCACTCCATATAAGCCAATAACAAGATACTATAAAATAGTTGAAGAATGGTCTTGACAAAAAATAAAAAATAGATAAAATTTTTTTTAAAAGGAGTTATAAAGATGATTTATGATGAGGTAAAAGCCGCAGGTAGATATGTGGTTCTTGAAGGTGAAGTTGCTGAAGTAAAGACAGAGGTAAAAACAGAATCTGGTATTTTATTGCAGGGAGATACTGCAAATGCCAATTCATCTGGTCAGAGAATAAACGCTAATGGTGGCAAAGTTAGAATTAAACCACCAATAGTTCATTCTATTGGCCCAAAGGTTAATAAGAAAGAAATTGGTATTGAAATTGGTGATAGGGTCATTATAAATGATTATGATGCTCATAGCTTCCAAGATGATACTGGAGCAATTTATATTGTTTGTAAGGATGAGTCAATTCAGACAGTAATTAAGCAGAGAGATTAAATCAGATAAGGGAGCTTTTAAGCTCCCTTTTTTATTTATTATATCTAACTTAAAGTTAAATAATATGAAACGGGATTTTGAAATTTCTTTGGAATATAATAAAACAGATATAATAAATAAAATGCTTTGTCTAATATATGATGTAAAAATAGTTAATCTTTCTGATGAAAAAGTAAGTAAAGAACAAGTTCTATCAGAAATAAAAAAAGAAATACCTAAAGCAGATGAAAAGTTTATAATTTTAAAATCTTACAATAATAAAAAAGCTATTTTTTCATTTGATACAGATAAATGGTTTGATACTAAAAACAAAATTTTAGATACAGAAAATAGATACGTAAAAAAAATGCTTCTTTCTAAAATACCTACTATGATTTTAAATAATGTAAATGCTGTTGATTATACAAGAGTAATTGAAGAATCCTTTAGAAATTATATAAATAAAAATAAAGAAATAAAAAATAAAATTACAAATTCAGTAGCAGAAAATTTGCCATTAGTATATTATAGATTTAAATATGAAGGAGTTCAAAATTCTATAAGAATAGAAGTAAAAGAACAGTTTAGACATAATATTTTGGCAGTTCTTAGGTCTAAAAAAAGTCCTAAAAAACAATTAAAGAAAATGGATTTTGATTCTTCTGTAGAAACTTATTTAAAGTTTACCAGAAAGAAAAAGAGATAAATAGGGTAAGGAAATGGAAAAGAAGGAAAGAAAAAGGAGCTTAGATAGAAATATAAGACAATGTTTGACTTATGTTATTAAAAAAGATGGCCCATTTAGATGGGGTAGAATTTTAGGTTTTAGCAAAAAAGATTTTTTAGAACATATTCAAAAAGAATTTCAAGAAGGTATGACTATGGAAAATTATGGAAAGTGGGTTATATCTTTTCATATTCCAAAAAGATGCTATACTTTTAATTCATTAAGAGATGAAGAATTTAGAAAGTTTTGGTCTTTAAAAAATATTACTCCGAGATGGTTGAAAGATGCTCAACATCAAAAGAAACAAATAAATAAAGAAGAACTTGATAAATATAGACTTTGGGATATTTTACCAGCTGGTAATATAGGAAATTATTTAAATTAAAGGTAAGTTAAAGATATAAAACAATTAGATTTGATTTTTGAAGAAATATATTTCAATTATTAATTGACAAAAAATTTGAAGAATAATACTATTAGGCGTAAGAAGAAATTCTTACGCTTTTTTATTAAAGGAGTTAGTATGGAAAAGAAAGAAATGGTTAATCACCCAAGTCATTATGGTGGAGATACTGAGTATGAATGTATTAAAGTTCTAGAAGCTTGGAATACTCCAGAAGAATTTGTAGGCTTTTGTAAAGATAATGCAATTAAATATTTGTGTCGTGCTGGAAAAAAAGATGAAGATATTCAGGAGTATAAGAAAGTAGCTTGGTACGTTAATACATTAATTAATTATCTTGAAAAAAATAATAATAAAAAGTGACTTGAATTTTTTTTAAAAACTCCTTATAATTAATTTGTAAGAAGAAAAAATATTATGGAAAAGATTACGTTTGAATGGAATACTTCTTTAGAAGAAGGCAAAGATAAAGGCTTTGTTCTTGGACTTTTTAAGTCAAAAAGTGGAAAATTAATAAATGTTCAATATGTTTGTTATACTCCTGATGATGGTTGGATATTTGGCTCAACTCTTGAGCCAATACCTGATAATGCAGAAAGTCTTGTTGCATGGGTTTCTGATACTGAACTTATTCCTAAAAATTAATTTAACTTTGATTAAAAAAGTCTTGAAAAAAAGTACAAAAAGATTTATAATTTTATTATAAGGAGAAAAAAATGACTGGACAGGACTTTATAAATTTAATACTTTTAAAAAATAAAAACGAATTAGATCTTTCAAATAGAAAAGAAGTTTCAGAATCTTCTATAGAACTCACTTTTCAAGATTTAAACAAAGAAGAATTAAAAGGTTTTTATGAAGAATATGAAGGTTATGTTAAAGCTCCTTTTGTTCTTTATACTCTAATTAACAGAGAACCAACTTTAAAAGAAAAAAATATTGAAACCATAGAAACCTATGTAAAAATGCTACAGGAAAAAAGTGATAATACTAATTGGGAAGATACAGAAATAGATAAGTTTGGTTTTGAAATTTTAGGCTCTTCTAAAAAAGTGCTTGGTAGTGGAGTTATAGTCCCTATAAAGGATACATACAGAGGATGTATAGCACCAGAAAAAGCAGAAGATTTTTTAAAGATGCATCCAGGATATTATATAGATTGGGAATATATTTTTGATGAACTTAATACTTTCTCTGCAGAAGAACTTGAATTAATTAAAAAATTGGAGAGTTATTAAATTATAAAAGCCATTGCTTTAAAGCAATGGCTTTTTGATTACTTTGCAACTGATTTTGTTTTAGATAATTGATCGGTAGCATTTTGCATGTTACCTTTTAACTTTCTAGCAAATTCAATAAATATTGAATTAAAACCAGATAAATTTCTTTCGTTAAGAATACCTTCTTCAGTTAATCTTTTTTTAATGTATTCTTTTAATCCTAATAATCCAGTAGCTGTAATACCTTCTTCTTTTAGTCTTTCTGGTAAATCAGAAATTTGTAATTTTAGAGTACCACTTTCACTTTTTTCTTTGCTTCCTGATTTTGTTGTATAACAAATATTTCCAAGTGTTGCAAGGTGAAGAGCGTTTCTATTACCATTATAAAAACTTCTGAAATGATTTAAAATTCTTTCAGTTTTTATATCTTCATTAATAACACCAGCATATTTTAGCATTTCTTCTCTTAATAAATTCATAATTTCTCCTATAAAAATTAACTTATAAAAATTAAATTGTTTTAGACATTATAAGACCATATTTATCTGTATGGTCTTTTTTATATCCAAGTTTTTTATAAAAATTTATTAATTCTTTATTTGCTGGTCTAAGATACAAAGTATTCTTTTTTGAATATTTTTCCATTTGATTCATTATTTTAGAACCAAAACCTTTTGATTGAAATTCTGGTTTGATAGAAACACCAAAAATATAATTATCTTCATCAATACCAGCTTGACCTATAAGTTTTTTGTTTAAAAATAATTCAACTTTTGTACAAGGTTTATCCATAACAAAACCTTTGTTCCAATTTGAACAACCATGAAATTTTATATTATTGCCTGTAATTTTTTTAAAAGATATATTTTCTTCTTTATTTTCTACAATAATATAAGCTTCGTTTAACAACATGACTAACCTCTTAAAAATTAACTTGACTAAAATACAAAAAAATAATATATTAAAAATGAATAATAAATAAAAATGAATAATTTTTTAAAATGGTTAGAATTTGTAAAAAATAAACATAATAATTTTTACGATTATTCTTTAGTAGAATATAAAAATCAAAAAACTAAAGTAAAAATAATTTGTCCAATACATGGAATATTTGAGCAAATCCCAGATTCACATAAGAGAAATGGCTGTCCAGAATGTGGAAAAATAAATAGTCATAACAAGCAAAAATTAACCCAAGAAGACTTTTTAAATAAAATGAAAAAAATTCATAAATTCTTGGATTTTTCAGATTCTAAATATATAAATGCAAAAACACCAGTAGAAGTAAAATGCTTGGTTTGTAATAATACTTTTCAAAAGTCTCCTAATGAATTATGTAGAAATGGTTGTCCATTTTGTTCTAACAACAAAAGACAAAAAACTTTAAAAAATATTAGATATAAAAAAGCGTTAGAAGAAATAAATACAGTTTTAGAAAAATGTAATATTGAGTTATTGGATGAATATAAAGGAAAGTGTAAAGTAAGATGTCATGAGTGGAGAAGATATAATTTTAAATGTAAAAAATGTGGTTATATATTTGTAGATTTTTTTGACAATCAGCATTTACCACTATGCCCCATTTGTAATCCAGGAAAATTATCTTCCAAAGGTGAATTAGAAATAAGAAAATATATAATGGATAATTATTCACAATTAAAAATAATTCCAAATGATAGAACTATTCTAGAAGGAAAAGAAATAGATGTTTTAATCCCAGAATTAAAAATTGGTTTTGAATATGATGGGATTTATTGGCACAAAGACAAAGAAGAATATGATAAAAACAAAGATGAACTTGCAAAACAAAAAGGTATAATCATTTATCATATTAAAGAAAAAAGAACCAAAAAAGAAAAAGAAAATAATTTAAAAGAAATTAGAACAATAATTGACAAAGAATTAAAAAAATTTTAAAATAAAATTAAGGAGAAACATGGCATGGAGAACTACGTTAATCTTCATAATCACTCTATATATTCGGCATTGGATGCAGTCTGTACACCTGAACAATTAATTGATAAAGCTGTCGAATATGGTCATAAAGCTATAGCAATTACAGAGCATGGGAATTTTAATTCTATTCCAAGATTTCAAAGATATGCTTTGGAGAAAGGTATTAAGCCTATTCTTGGTATGGAAGGATATATTGTTGAAACTCTTCAAAAGTTTGATGATAAAGGAAAAAGAATCAGAGAGAAAAATAACCATGTCGTTCTTCATGCGATGAATGAAATTGGCTGGAAAAATTTAATGAAATTAAATTATTTATCTAATTCAGATGAAGAACACTTCTACTATAAGCCAAGAAATTCGTTTAAAGAATTGTTTGAACATAACGAAGGCATAATGCTTGGAACAGCTTGTTTGGCATCTGTATTTGCCAATTATCTTAAAAGAGGAGAATTAGAAAAAGCAGAAAAAATGTTCCAAGAATTTATAATACATTTTCCAGATAGAATGTATGCTGAAGTTCAAATAAATGAAGTTTCTTATGAAGATTTAAATCAAAAGAAATATAATGAATGGTTAATTTTCCAAGCAACAAAAAATGGAATACCAATTGTATTATCTGGTGATACTCATTATGTAAATAAGGACGATTGGAATATTCAAGCAATGGCATTTCAAATAAGTAGAGATGGTTTAGGTGAAGAAACTCAACATGTTTGTAAATCTATTTATTATAAAGGCATAGAAGATTATCTTGAATTAAATAGAAAATTAGGCTTTGGTTATACAGAAGAGCAAATTAAAGAATGGTGTGATAACGCATCAATGATAGCTGATAAGTGTAATTATATTTATAAACCTACAACTGTATCTTCTCTTCCAAGAATGGCATTTGACGAAGAAGAAGAAATAAGAAGACTTGGAATAGAAGGATTGATAAAACATTTTGGAGTATCTTCTTTGGAAGAATGTCCAAAAGAATATGCTGAAAGATTAAAAATGGAAACATCCATCATTATTAAAAAAGGTATGATGAGATATTTCTTATGTCTTAAAGATATTCTTGATTGGTGTGATTCTCAAAAAATTCCTCGCGGTAAGGGCCGTGGATCGGCCTGTTTTTTACCAGATCAACTTGTAACTATGCAAGATGGAAGTCAGAAAAAAATCATAGATATAGAAAAAGGAGATAAAATTAAAACTGGTTTTGGTTTAGATAGTTTTGTAAATAAAAAATTTGTTCTTGATAAGGATGAAGATATATCCATAACTATCCCAGAAAAAGGAGAACCTATTTATTCTACAAAAGATCATAAAATTTTAATTGTAAAAAAAGATAAAGAACTAAAAATTGAAAATGCTGAATGGGTAGAAGCAAAAGATATAAAACCTGGGGATTATTTGATTAAAGATTTATAGAACAGCCTCGTCTTTTTCCTCTGTTATAAAGTTAAATAACAGAGGAAAGAATATGACAAAAGATGAATTTGATGAGTTAAAAAAAGGAAAGTTTGTTAATCATGAAAAACATATAGGTTTTATTGATTTTAAAAAATTTTATAATGAAGTTCCAAAATCATCTCATTGGATTGTTGATAATATACAATGCAAAAATTGTTCTTGTTTATTTTCTAAAAATTCAAAAATTTTAAAAAATTCTTTAGAAGCAAAAAAAGGTCATGAATGGGAAAATGATAATTATTGTTCTATAACTTGTTTTAATAAATATATGCATAATTATAAAGAATGGAGAGAAAATAATAGTAAAGCCCAATTAAAAATTCAAGGTTCTGAAGAACAAAAAGAAAAAAATAGACAAGGCGTATTAAAATCAAGAAAAAATCCAGAAGTATACAAAAAATGGATTGATGGTATTAGAAAAAATGCCTTAAAAGAAGAATATAGAAAAAAGATAAGTCTTTCTTCAAAGAAAAAATGGGAAGATCCAGAGTTTAGAGAAAAAATGTATAATAATGGTAAATTTCATACTTCTATCCATGGAGATTTTTATTCTTTAAATTCTGGTATTATAAGATTTGAAAGTAGTTATGAATTTCTTTATTTATTTATAAAAGATATAGAAGGAATAGAAATCAAACGGTTTGATAAACCTATTGATTATTTATTAAATAACAAACAAAGAAGATATTTTCCAGATTTTATAGAAAATAAAAAAATAATAGAAATAAAAAGTCATGCGGTTTTAAATAAAAAAGAAAACGGCTTAGATATGCAAAAACAAAAAGAAATCGCATTACAAAATTATATAAACAATTCAGAATTGTATGATAGCTATAAAGTGTTGTATGAAGAAGATTTGGCAAATGAATTAAAAATTAATACGATATGGATAAGGAAATATTTATTTTCTTGGGCAGAAGAAAATAAAATTATTCAAAGTGTATATGGTGGTAAAAGTTTAAAAATAAAACATAAACCAACTGAAGTATTTAATAACAATAAACAGTTTAATGAAGCAAAGGAGTTATGGAATAAATGGAATTTGTTAAGGTTAAAGAAACAAAAACAGAACACTATAATGGAAAAGTATATGATCTAAATATAGGATGTGCAGACCACACATATAAAATAAACGGTTTTACAGTTCATAACTGTGGTTCTTTACTTGCAGGTTGCTTGGGCATAACAAACCTTTGTATAGACCCAATCAAATTAAATCTTTATTTTGATAGATTTATTTCAGAAGAACGTCTTCCAGATGCTATTTATAGATATAATATAAATGAAGCAGAATTAATAAAAAATAATGAAACAACTTTTGAAGAATTAAAAGAATTTTGCAAACCTAAACTAATTGAGTTTCCTCAATATAAAGACAGATTAATTAGAGAATTATATAGGGCAAGAATAGCATATGCAAATGGTATTAATATGATTGATACTATTAAATCATATAAAGGAAATCTTTCAGATGCTTATGTTTTGCCTTATTTATTTGGATTAACTGATAAAGTTGATTTGTCAAAACCAGTAGAAATACAATCTCTTGGAATTGGTTCATCTGGACTTGATATAGATAGTGATGTATCTGGAGCAGGCAAAGATAGAATTTTCCAATACTTACAGGAAAAGTATGGTAAAGAATGTGTTTGTTATATTGGAACATATACAGAAGAAGGAATAAAACCAGCTGTAAAAGATATTTTAAGAACTTATGAAGTTCCTTTTAAGGATAGTAATAACCTATGTGCTGCTTTCCCAGAAGATGAGACAGACTGGAATAAAATTATAGAGCATATAAGAACAACTTCTCCTGCACAATATGAACTTTATAACAGATATAAAGCCTA